AGAGCAATTGATGACGCTGGCATAACAACATCGTTACCTGATAAGTCTGTTGATAGACCATGTGGGTAATAAACACCCGCATAAGCATCTGCAACTGTATTATCGTCTGCCCATGCTTTGATTGCTGTGGTTGTACCTTCTAGTCTTAGTGGTGTATCACCAACGACAAATGCGATTTCTTTTTTGTCTTTGTTTAGTCCTAGCATTTCATCCATCATTTCAGGATAACCTGGAGCTGCGATTAGATTGAAGAATACTGCTTCAGCACGAATTCCTTCGTTAGATGCTAGTGCACCCTGCATTGCTTCTACAACCATATGACGTTGTGCGTTTGGACCGAACTTACCGGCACCGTCCAACTCTGTACCTGATACCCATTCCCAAGCACCATCTGTATAACGTTTTACGTTATATGTTGAATAGTCCATATTTACCATTAAGATATTTTCTGGGTGTAGTTCTGCGTTTGGTGTATTTTCGTGTTCTGTGCGTGATAGTGCGTTACCGAATTCATCATATGGAGCTGTATTTGAATAGTTACCAAATACTACACCGTTTGTTGATGATTGGTCTGCGTTATCTAGTTTGATCCACTCAGCACCGTTCCAACGATGAATTGTTGGGTATGGCATCGCATCTGAGTCTACCCAGATATCACCAACTACTAATGATGATGTGCCATTTTTACGATATGTTGGTTTTGCTGAACGTAGTTGTAGTTCATTAGCATATAGACCATCTGTGTCTTCTGACCATGCGTATGATACCCATTTTTGTTCAACGCCATCATATTCACAGCGCATGATTTCCATTGCTAAATCAGCATTATACCATAGTGTGCCTTCTGCTACTTCACCTTTTGGTTCTGATGAGCCCGCCTCATATGATAGTTCTTCCCACGCTGATACATATTGACTATTAGATGATGTAAATCCTAAGTCTGCCGCACCAGATGTGAAATTAACACTGATTGATTTGCCGTCTGTTCGTGTAAATCTGATTTTGTTTGTACCAACTTTTTCAACTTTCACGTTAGCTGCGTTCAATGCTGCGTTTGACTGCATTGAAACGATTACAGAATCTAATGTAGCCGTTGAAAAGTTAAATGTTGCTGCTAAAGAATGTCCACTAACAGAAAATACTGATGTGATGCTTGTCGTGTCTGCGATAGCAACTTCACTTGTTAATTCTACTGTTGTAGCACCTGTGTGTCTACGTAGTTCGATAACACCCAGAGAAGCATTTCTTCTTAGGTAAACGTCCCCAACTTTATCCAATGACGCATTACTTGCTTCATCGTCTGTTGTGTAAACTGGAACTTGTACCACTTGGAATGCACCTGCTACAGCATTATATGTTGATAGTTTAACATCTAAACCACCACCTTGTTTTGCCAATCTTACATATACATCACCTGCGGATGCTGATCCTGGAGCAAATGTACTGAACTGGAAGTTCGATGCGCCAGTGTCACCTAGTAGAACCCAAGATGTTCCTACTTTTTTCCAATATGTAACTTTTGCGGTTGATGTTACTACTGCGAAATCACCTGTTGAACCATACGTGTTAACTGGTGCTGCGTAACCTGAACTGTTCATAGATTCGACTAGACCTGTGCCAGGTGCGTCAACTAAAACGTCTGGTGTTACAGCAACCCAATCGTTACCATCAAATTCAAACATACCAAATTTTGTTTCGCTTGTCTCATGCCAGTATGTACCGTCAACCAGGACGCCACCTGGCTCTTCTGTAGATGCTTCTAATTGTGATAAGTCAATATCTGCACGAATAACATAAGCGTTGTTTGAAACACCTAGATATTGATATGCTGCTAGAAGACCATATTCACTTGTCTCTGCCCCTTGCACAACCGAACCACCTACTTCATAAAACTTCGGTTCTCCGAAAGTTTCAACTAGTTCACGCTGTGAAGAAACAAGATAAGCAACTCCTGCGTTTTCAGGTTTTGTACCTGGTGCTATTGCTGATCCTGAGGCATCTGTTTTATTTGACGCTGTTGCTACTACAACTAGCGGTAGGGTACCTTGTGACGCTGATACATACTGTGATTCATCAGTGACAATTACCGATACGCCTGGGGATACTAATGTCGCCATTCTGTTTCTCCTTATTATAAAAACATTTTCTTTTTATTAGTAGTATTTATGCAAAAAACAGAAAAAACAGCAGTTTTGAATTAACTACATAGACAATGTTTGTTCAACTTGACTATATAGTGCTTCTAATGTTGAGTCATTGTACAACATATTATCAAATTTATCATTTGTATCAACCCATTTCCATTCTGAGGCGTGTACATCATAACCTGACATTAGTTTTGATCCAGTCGTATTATCAAGTATAGCTGAACTGAACCATTCAGGATTTTCTCCTCTACGAACTTGCCAAACTTCTCCTTCAAGTTCTCGTATCATTTTCATTTCATTAGGAAAGCGAACATCGGGTATTACATAGTTGACGTGAGGATTATCTAGCATATGCTTCTTGACTAGACTGACCCATATACCGTCGTAGAAACCCATACGCATACAGTCAGTACCAAACTCTTGTAGAACTAGTCTAGGCGTTATTTCACGCCCAGTTTCTTTAGTCCAATATTCGTCTACTTTTTCACGCCACAATCTACTACGGTCAGTATCACCTTCAAGCAAGGCACGATCCCAACCAAAGACTTGTGCTACACCGTCTTTAAGTTTATCAGCAAAACTAATTTTTTGAAAGTTGTGATAGTCTACGAGTATGTCTGCTACTGTTCCTTTACCAGAACCTATTAGTCCACATATACCAATTATCATAAAATCCTCAATAGTATGTTATACATAAAGATAGTAACACCAGCTCCTAGTATCATTGAATACCAGAAACCCAAGTATCCTATCGTCAATCCGAATATAACAAAAAATATGAGGGATGTCAAGACAAAATATACAGTTTCAAAAGAAAATTTAGAGAATGTTTCAGCATCTACTCCAGAATGCCACATAAAAAACATTGCTAGTAATGCTGTAAAAGGTATACCCATAAGCAAAGCAGCCATTGTAGCACTACGTTGGGCAACCATACTAACAGTAGCTACAAGAAATCCACTAACAATTACTTTTAGTACAAATTCCATTATCCTATAATAAATCCTAATGGAGCAGAACCGTCTGTGAAGTTCTGTAGATCAAATTCTAGCTTTTCAATCATTGCGTCTGCTTCTGCTTTCATTTCAGCACCGTTAAGTGTTACACCACCTTGTGCGCCAGGTAGTGCTGAGAACTTACCACGTGCTTCACCTAACATACGCTTACAGTATGCTAATGAATAATCACGAATCCAAGACTTTAGATATGGGTCCTGCATAAGTTGATCTTCATTGCGATTTAAATGTACATGGATAAGAACAGTTTCGTCTGCTCTCATTTTACGTAGAAGTTTTAGTTTCTTTGTTACAGGATTCCAAATAAAGTTTATTTCTGTTGCTGCTACACGATTTAATGATTCACGGTATTGAGCAAAGAAATCATATGTTGCGATACCACCAATATGATTATTTAGAAAGAAGTACGAGTTAGCATATGCTAATTCAAATGGATCCATATCAACACCACCAGAAATACCATGTCCGAATGAACGATGCCAAATCTGTTTTACTTCTATAATTTCATCAGGAAGTGTATACTCTGCTACGTCTTCTTTGAATTCCATAGCATAGAAGTCTTCTTCAGTTGCGTTTTCTGAACGCTGACGAACTTTAGATATAGCAACATCAAGTGCTACGTCATAATGTTCTGGATCAAGTTCAATATCAATCATACCGTCACCTAGTAACAGTCTGATTTCTTTGATTACGTCATTTCTTACTTTATTTGTTGCCATTGGTAGTCTCCGATATACAGTATTTATCAGAAACTATAAAATCCTTAATATCAATGTTTGCTCATTGAAGCGTCCATTCATTTTTGTTTCAACACTTTTAACTGTGTCAAACTCTTTTTGAATAGAGCGTTTACCTAACTTTTTAAAATGTGAAACCTGTTCTGCTGGTTTGCGCATTGTTTTTTGTACACTTTTCTTTTCATCAAATCCAATCAAAGTTGTACCTTTAAAACTTAAAGTTTGATATTCAGCGGGATAGTATATTCCAAGTTTTCTTGTTTTTACATTATATACCATAACTGCCGAAGCATCAAGCACCTCGATTGGTTTTTGTGAAACGCTTTTTGTAGCCGCATCCTGTTGACAGTACTTTACTTTAGCAACTATTTTTTCTTTACTGACTGGTTTCTTTTTGCGTGGTGTACGATTTACTTTACTTTCTTGTACTAGCATATCACAAGCATCCAAAATGCTTTGGTACATTTGATGTGCTGCTTTGATATCTGCTTTCTTTAAGTGATTATAGCCTTCTTTAAGTTGTTCGTAATCTTCTTTCTTTTCGTCGGACATACGCTTAGGAGGATTGAGTAGTTCGTCATACTCTTCAAACACAGACTGATAGAATGATTTGATGTGTTTGGCATGATTTCCTTTGGCTTCTACTTTACGAAGAAGTTTCAGAGGGTCAAACTTTTTAAGAGTTGCTGGTTTGTAGTCAAAGTCTTCAACAAACTGGTCAATCTCTTCTGCCATTTCAACTGCTTTTTCACGTAGCAACTGTTGAATGTTGGGACGAAAAACATTCTTTTGTTCCTCAGCTTCCTTCTTCTCTTCTTTTTTTGCTAACCCCATTTCAATAATAGTTTCTAGTTTATTTTTTACATAGACATCAGCATCCACCAATGCCTTACTACTAACACCAGCAAGAGTTTTGATATAGTCGCTCACACCTTTATGATTTACAGGCATGCCACGTGTCAATGCTCTACAATAAGAACATAGTGACATTTCTATGTATGCATCAGGTACATTTCTAACAGCAGATATATGTTCTTTAGAATACCCATTATTTTTCATCCAATCAATAACCCAAGGCTTACCTTCTTTTGGAGTAAAATAATAGTTGTAATAATATGTAGTTCTATTACGTTCAGTGTAATACAGTTGAGCAGACATACGATCCGCATTAGTCCAGTCTGGTTCTGGACCTGTATACTTTTCATCAGCAAACTTTGGTAGTCTAGGTTTACCTGCTTTTTTTCTTTTCTTTAACACTGCCATTACTACTCCTTCTTTCGCTATTTACAATTAAGTATACATTTAATAGCGAAAATGTCAAGTTTTTACAAAATCTGTATTAGAATCAAGTTCCTGAACACGTGGTATTATATCAGCTTTCAATACATTAATCAATAGCGCACTTCTAAATTCTGTAGATTTATTTGGCATAGTAGAGTGTAAAGTACGACCATCATACATCAATACATCACCAGGATCACCTAATAATTGTTCGCCCTCTGTAATCAATCTGTTGTTATAATATTCTCTATTTTCTTCTAAATCTCTAAAATTAATCTTTTCTTTATGAGAGCCACGCAAAAATGCTGTTCCACCATTTTCTAAGGTAAACTTATCCAATGGAACGATTATCTGTACACCAAGTGTTTCATCCCTATCTGCAAACTCTTCAAAACGATACGGTGTATCAATGTGAGCATAAATTTTACTGGAGTTTGGACGAGTTGTTATACAATCTACAACATGAATATCCCATCTATCATTAAAAAATCTGTCAATAGATTCACTCAATTTCCAGACAATTGGTACCCACATTTCTTTTGGTGGTTGAGTAGTCCACCATACGTCATATTCACGTTCACCATCATGTTCTCCATAATACTTACCATCAGTGGCATTGCCTCTATGGTATCTTTCTGGGTTTGTTGCCCATAATTTAAATTGTGCTACTGTTAAACTGTCTAATACTTTTCTATGTTGTATTACACCGTCGCTAATAATTGATATCATTGATTCGCTCCGTTCATTACCTAAATATAAGATAAATACAGTTATAAGTCAAGGAAAAAGATTATGCCAAGATTAAGTTTATGGAACCCACGTAAAGGTAATGACTACAAATTCATCGATAAGATGGTAAAAGCTCACTATGAGCATGGTGGTACTGCCTTGTTAGTTCACAAATATATAGGCTCAGTAGATGAAAATGACGAAAACTATGATCCAGCGAACCCGCCTATTCAGGACTTGCTGTTTATGGAAAACCGTGATAGACGTTATGATACTGTAGTTTATGAATTACGTGGTGCTTATACAGTGACAGACCAAGATTTTGATTTGTCTCAATTTGGTATGTTTCTTGGCACAGACCAAACTATTTTTACAATGCATTTAAATGATATGGTAGAACGTATTGGTCGCAAACTTATGACAGGTGATGTTATTGAGCTTCCTCATATGAGGGAAGATTTATTACTTGATGAAGATGCTCCAGCAGTAAATCAATATTGGGTTGTACAAGAGGGAACAAAAGCAAGTGAAGGTTTTGATCCAGGTTGGTGGCCTCATATCTGGCGTGTTCGTTGTAAGCAACTACAAGATACACAGGAGTATTCAGATATCTTTGGTACTGGCGAAGCTGCTGATGATTTGAAAAACTTACTTTCTACATATAATAAAGAACTTCAAATCAATGAAGCAGTTGTAGAAGAAGCACAAGAGAATGTACCAGGCAGATATTATGATTATAGAAAAAATAACTTAGTATATGCTGTAGAAAATTCTGAACATCCATCTGATGTTGATTTCTCAACAGTTGAGAATGGAACACAGTTTCCACAAACACCAGACGATAATGCTTACTTCTTAAGAACAGACTATTCACCAAACAGACTATTCCAATACCGTGATAACAAATGGTACAAGATTGAAGATGACGATGGTTCATGGCAAGTTGGTAACTATCTACATCATCAATTTATCAACAATGATGGTATAGTAACACTAGATGATGGAACAGAATTAACCTCAAGAATAAACTTGTCAAAAGCAATAAAACCTAAGGTAGATTAATAATGGCAGACTTAAGACAGTTACACTTCTATGATGAACAAGTAAGAAGATACATTCTTCAGTTCATTCGTATATTCAGTGGTTTCAACGTAAAGACTGGAAAAAAGTTAAGTGATGGAACTAGTGACTATTACATAAAAGTCCCAGCACGTTACGGTGATGTATCTCGTATGGCTGCTACAATTCTTAAAGGTAACTCTGAGAACATTGTTAACTCAGCACCATTTATCGCATGTTATGTACAAAGTCTACAACCAGATAGAGCCAGAGTACAAGAACCATTCTTTACTGATAAAGTGAAAGTAAATGAAAGAAAGTGGAATGAGGAAATAAACGCATATACAGACGAAGGCGGCAACAGATATAACGTAGGCAGACTTATGCCAGTACCGTATCTTTTGAATATGCAGGTTGATGTTTGGACAAGTAACACAGATCAAAAACTACAACTACTTGAACAGATATTAGTTCTGTTCAATCCAGCACTGGAAATCCAACAAAACGATAACCCTATTGACTGGACAACTATTACCACAGTCGAACTAACTGATATTCAATGGACTAGTAGAGCAATTCCAGCAGGTATCGAGGATCAAATTGACATAGCAAGTATGTTCTTTCAAATACCAATTTGGATCAACCCGCCGGCGCAAGTAACAAGACAGAATGTTATTAGAAACATAATTCATAATTTATATCAATACAATGATTTAGATACGCTAGATTATGATCCAGACGCATTTGAATTCTTTAGAGATTTAGAAAAACAAACTAGTATAGTTGTCACTCCTGGTAACTATGCTGTGAATGTAGAAAATGAAAATGGAACATTTACAGTAAAAGTTTTAGAAAATGGAAACTGGGATAATAACACGACTTGGGATGAAGTACTAGAAAACTACGGAGAGTTACACGAAGGCATTTCTCGTATGAGATTAAAATATCACGGTGAACTGGATAACTTAGATGAAGATGTTGTTGGGACATTATCAAGGTCTAGTGATCCAGGTAAATTAATTTTAGCAGTAGATGTTGATACTTTACCCAACAACACACTTCCAGCAGTAGACAGAATAATTGATCCTGCTGCAGCAAAACCTGGATTTAGCGGCGTTCCGTTCCCAGCGGTTGGGCAAAGATATCTATGTCTAAATGATGCTGATTCAAGTTCAGTATGGGGAATTGATATTGCTAAAAATGATATTATAGAGTATAATGGAAGTAACTGGGTTGTTAGTTTAGATGCGAGTGTCACTGGAGTGACGCATTATGTAACAAACGCATTCACATCACAGCAATTCAAACTTGTCGATAATGAATGGGAAGACACATTCCAAGGTATCTATGAAAGTGGATACTGGCGACTAGAACTAATAGGTTAAAAATGATTAAAGCCGCAGGCGCTTGTATAATAGCAAAAAATACAAAACGAATTTTATTACAACATCGCTCTTTAAATAGTTCGTATCCTAGAAACTGGAGTTTTTGGGGAGGTAAAATAGAACCAAATGAAAATGTTTCTCAGGGTTTACTAAGAGAACTAGAAGAAGAAATAAAACTAGATGTAGAAAAAGATGTTATTAAAGTTTTTCCATTAGACCAATACCACGCAAGAGATAAATCGTTTAGTTATTACACATTCATAGTGGTAGTAGAAGAAGAATTTGTTCCTATAATAAATGAAGAAAGTGGAGGTTATGCTTGGCTTGATTGTAACTACTTTCCAAAACCATTACATCCTGGAGCAAAGAGAACATTATTCAAAAAGAAAAAGTTAACTCTGCTTAAATCCATACTATCCTCACTATAAATAATTATAGTGGGAGAAGTTATTGCATATAATTGATTTTAAGAAACAGAAATTTCTCAAGGAATGTAAAGAATACTTGAAGACTGGTAAAGTCTCAGACAGTCTAAGTATGGCTATCAATAACACAACTCCAGGACATATTGAGTTTTTAAAAACAAATCTAACACATGATGAAAAAGTTGTTATAGATGCGGTTGTTAAAAAAATCAAATCTAAATTCAGAAAAAGTATAACATCACAAAGACAAAAATCTAATATAGTTGCTTCAAGTGTTTTAGAAAATTTAAGCACACTAGACAAGTCATTTATAATACCAGAAGTTATGGAAAGATACCGTGAAAGTATAAATCCTGTAAAAGCATTATATTATGATTTACAAGAGATTATGTTTCTATATGATGGTAAAACTAAAAAAGAACATCATAAGTTTTTAATGAATAAGTTTTCTAATGTTTCAGATTTTGAAAACATCATACTTGCTATTGACAAAGATATTGAAGACTTAGAAAAATGTAAAGAACAACTTAAACGAATAACAAGTGGGCAATCAATACCAAACAGCAGTGAATATGCTAGAAGAGTATTTGATACTTATGAACAACTACATCAATGGAAAAAGTTATTTCAAAGATTTCCAGACTGGGTAAACGAAAACAAGGAGAGCGAACCCTCCTTGTTGAATACTCTTAAAAACTTTTTCTACGATTAACTTTTTCTTTTTAGTTCTTCAATTTCTGCTTTCAATTCTTTTATTGATTCAATTAACAGAGGAACTAGTTTTTCATATTGAACAGTTTTATAATCAGTTTCACCATCTAAACTTATAGGTGCAGTTTTAACAACCTCAGGTAGTACTGATTCTACTTCTTGTGCGCTAACACCTACTTGTCTAGTTTCTGTATCATAACCTAACTCAGCGGCTACCTCATTACCTGTATAGTAATAACCATTTAACATGCTTACCTTTTCAAGTGCGTTATCTATTTTTCCACTAAAATCTTTTAGTCTTTCATCTGAATAGAATGCAGTAATATCACCAGTTGCAACTATATTACCACCAACATGTAGTTTTTCTGCTGGTACGGTAGTTGTACCAGTACCCACACCAACATTTCCATTACTATGTACTACAAGTTGGCTATCTGCACCAGAAGAAATATGATGTATAGATAACCAATCACTGCCTACGCCACCTCGGATTACTAAGTCTGCACCGCTTGTTGTAGTTGGTCTTACTAGTTTAATCCAAGGGTCTCTGTTATCTGAATTTGTAGCAGCTACTATAATTGGATTATCGGTAGTTGATGATGTACCCGTAAATGTTGCTACTGGATCTACTGACTGTGATGCATTTACTACTAAATCACCGCTTAGTGTAAGTCTTGCATCACCGTCACTATTTGGAACTAATCGCATACTTTCATATACTGTTCCTCCGCTTGGTGCGTGTGTCCAACGGAAGTATTCGTCATTGTTGTCATTTGTACTAAATTCTAATCTACTGTCTGTATCACCATCACTTGTATTATAGAATTTGATACTCGCACCATCTGTATTCATACTCCAAGTAATACCTTCACCTGATGTAGTTATAGTGGATGATAGATATCCAGCAGTGCTATGATCTCCCCATCCATGTGCTGTATCCCAATTAGTAGTATCTGTTGCTGTAATACTAGCCGCTTCACTTGCTGAGAATATTGGATCTGTTTCTGTATAACTCGTTAGATAACCAGCAGTGCTATGATCTCCCCATCCATGTGCTGTATTCCAATTAGATATATCAGTAGATGTAATACCTGCGGCATCACTTGCTGAGAATATTG